CGCTCATCGGTCGGACTCCGTTCGGTCCCGCTTTCATGCCCGCCGTCGTCAAGGGATACGACGACTTCGCCCAGCGCTTCGGTGCGGTGGATCCGGAGTTCGCCCTTCCCTACGCCGCTCGCGGCTACCTGCAGAACGCAGGGGCTGCGACGGTCGTCCGTGTCCTCGGACACAAGGACGGCACGGGGACGGTCGCCACGAGCGCGGCCTACCCGCTCGGGTGGATCCCCGGACAGATCGTCGGCATCGCCGACGGTGTGACCGGCAGCGTCCTCCTCGAGCTGCATGCCGCCTTCCCGGTCCAGGTGACCGGAGTGGCCGGCGACCCGAACAGCTTCGTCCTCAAGGTCGTTTCGGGCTCCACCGCCCTGTTCGCCACCACGGCGTCGTTCCTGACGTCCTCGGCGAACTACGTCGGCAAGGTCCTGAACTCGGACCCGACCCTGTGGCCGACCTACTTCCACTACGTCTTCCGCAACCTGAAGTACTCGCAGCCGGCGGTGTCGGCCTCGTGGCTCATCGCCACGGAGCTCTCGGCCGCCAGCTTCCTGCGTGACTTCGAAGGTGGCCAGACCCAGTGGGTGAAGTCGCAGCCGCTCGGTGGCCAGGACTTCAACATGATGCGGTTCTGGACGCGTGGTCACGGCCTCGCGGAGAACGACCGCCTCAAGATCACCATCGCGAACGTGAAGCCGTCGCCGAACCCGCTGGCGACCCCGTACGGCACGTTCGACGTCATCGTCCGTGGCTTCTATGACACCGACCAGCGCGTCCAGAACCTGGACTCGTTCGTCGGGTGCACCATGGACCCGGACTCGGACAACTACGTCCTGAAGCGGATCGGCGACCAGGTCGAGATGTTCGACACGTCGCAGCGCAAGTTCATCCAGCAGGGCACCTGGCCGGCCAAGAGCAAGCTCATCTGGGTGGAGCTCCCGACCGCGACCCAGATCCCGGCCGAGGCGCTCCCCTGGGGCTTCCGCGGCTACATCGATCCGCAGTTCGCGCCGCTCTCGGCGTCGGCTCCCGGACCGTTCATGCAGGACATGCCGTACGTCCAGACCCAGAAGGACCGCTTCGGCAACCTCGACGCCAACACCGCCTGGGGCATCCAGTTCCTGTCGGGTGGCATCGTCGACCGCATGCGTCCGCTACCGGACTCCATCGAGTCGTCCAACCTGGTCAACCAGGACGGGGACTTCTCGCTGAGCAACCTCAGCGGTTCGTACCAGAACGGACGGCAGCTGTACGCCTACGTTCCCGGCTACGGCCTCTACCAGGTGCCGGTCTACCAGTCGGCCTCCCTCCACAAGTTCACGCTGCCCTTCCGCGGCGGACACGATGGCTGGGACATCCGCGTGGAGGACCCGCTGTACCTGAACAACGTGGACGATGAGACGATCATCGGCGTCATCGCCGAGAAGCGTGCCGTCGACACGGTGGCCAACCCGGACGCCTACGACATGAACCTCCTGGCTCTCCCGAACCAGGACAACCTCAAGATCACCGACTACGGTCGGACGATGGTGAACAACCGTCAGGACGCCCTGTACATCATGGACGTCACCGGCGCCAGCGTGAACGAGGTCGTGGGGCAGCTGCAGGCTCGCCAGATCGATGACAACTACACGGCGTGCTACTACCCGGACATGAAGCTGAACGACACGGTCAACAAGAAGATCGTGCGCGTGAAGCCCTCGGTCGCGGTGGTGGCGGCGATCGCCTTCAACGACCGCACCGCCCAGCCGTGGTTCGCCCCGGCCGGTCTGAACCGCGGTGGTCTCAACCAGTTCGGCATCATCGACGTGGTGGACCGCCTCACCTTCGACGACCGGAATGTGCTCTACGACAACCGGATCAACCCGATCGCGACCTTCCCGGATACGGGCATCTCGATCTTCGGCCAGAAGACCCTCCAGGTCGCGGCCTCGGCTCTCGACCGCGTGAACGTCCGCCGGCTCTTGATCTTCGCCAAGAAGACCATCGCCTCGGCCGCCAAGTACCTGGTCTTCGAGCCGGACAACCCCCAGACCTGGGACCGCTTCCTGAAGCTGGTCAACCCGATCCTCAAGAAGGTGCAGCAGGACCAGGGCCTCAACCGGTTCAAGGTCGTGATGGACTCCACCACGAACACGCCGGACATCGTGGACCGGAACATCATGGTCGGCAAGATTTTCCTCGAGCCGACCAAGGCGGCGGAGTTCATCGACCTGAGCTTCATCATCACCGCACAGGGCGTCGAGTTCGGCTCGTAAGAGCCGCCTCGGCCTTGTAGGAGATAGAAATGCCTGCAGTCGGTGATCTCTACTTCGGTGCCTACTCCGGATCCGCGAAGGCGGCGGCCACCAGCAGCGTCCAGCTGCTGGCAGCCGACGTCAACCGGAAGGGTCTGATCGTCTTCAACGACTCCCCGAACATCCTGTTCCTGAAGTTCGGAGCGGCAGCGAAGACGAACGACTACACGCTTCAGGTGGCTCCGGCCACCAAGTACGAGTCGCCCTGGCCGCTCGTCCCGCAAGGGGTGATCTCGGGAGTGTGGGGCGCCGCCTCCGGCTCCGCCTACGTCACCGAGATCACCTAACGGGCAGAGGTAACCAGTGACTTGGCTTGCCGAAGCATACGTCACCGGGACTAACGGCCTCCCCATCAATCAGCTGGGTCTGGCCGTCTATCCTCTCGGTAGCGGCCTCTCTGGATCGGTCCCGGTCACCATCATCGGGACGGACCCGATCCTCGTTCAGGTCACTGCCTCCGTCGGTCAGTCCGTCGCCGTCAACAACTTCCCCGCCGTCCAACAGGTAACGGGTTCCGTCCTCACGGCTTCCGGATCCTTTGTCGAGCTCCTCCTCGGCGGCCAGCCGCTCTCCACAAACAATCCTCTTCCGATCTCTGGAACAGAGGTCAACGTCTCCATCAAGGGTGGGGTGCAGGTCTTTGTCTCAGCCTCCGTCCCGCTTTCTGTATCTCAGGCCACATCGTCCATCCCCTGGATCATCTCGGGCAGTACCGACATCACAAACTTCCCGGCGGTCCAACAGGTCACGGGAACGGTCGGTCTGTCGGCGGCTGACATCTTCCCGCCCGAGATGGTCGGGTCTTTCGGCGTCCTCCTGGCAAACTCCGAAGTTCCGATCGTCAACATCGCCTTCCCGTACGGGATCCCCTTCGAGCAGGTCCAGGCCAGCGGTGTCTTTGGCGGCACCGTCGGTTGGGCCAACGGCATCGCCAGCGTGCAGGCCGGAACAGGATCCAAGGGAGCCGCCAGTTTCGAGACAAACGACGCGTGTCGCTACATCGCCGGCCAGGGCGTCAGGATGAAGTTCGCCGGGATGTTCGCCCAACCGGTGGTCAACTCCATGCAGGAGATGGGCATCGGCGAGGACATCGACGGGTTCTTCTTCGGCGCGTCGGGAAGCAACTTCGGAATCCTCCGTCGGCAGAACGGCAAGGAGTTCTGGACGTTCACGAGTTCTTTCAGCTACGACAAGCTGGACGGGACCGGACCTTCGGGGATGCAGATCGACGTCACCAAGGGAAACATCTACGAGATCGACTACCAGTGGCTCGGCTTTGGCGCCGTCAACTTCCTGGTCGAGAACCCCGACAACGGGAAGTTCATCCCGGTCCACCAGATCAAGTACGCCAACGCGAACGTCATCCCGAGCATCGCGAACCCGATCCTGCCGCTTCGCATGGCGGTCAAGAACTTCGGCAACACGACGAACGTCTCTGTCTCCGCGTCGAGCATGGGCGTCTTCACCGAGGGAGCCGAGCCGCTCGAGCACGGCAACCGTCGGAGCTTCAGCAACAATAAGATCAACGTCCTGACCGAGATCTCCATCTTCGCTCTCCAGAACGGCGACCAGTTCAACGGTCGAAGGAACCGTCTCAGGACCAAGATCGACTTCTTTGGCGGATCGAACCGGCAGAACAACACGAACGTCGAGTGTCGGCTGATTCTGAACCCGACCCTGGGAACATCGTCTTTCACGCCGATCGCGCCCGGTCTTTCGCCCATGTCTGTAGACATCGCCGGGTCCACCTTCACCGGCGGACGGGAGCTCTTCAACTTCCAGCTCGGCCCCGCGGGAACCCAGAACTTCGATCTTTCGGGCTACGAGCTCCGGATGGATCCAGACGACATCCTCGTCGTGGCAGGTTCGGGGTCGGCCAACAGTGGTATCTCGGTCTCTCTCGCCTGGGTGGAGGAACTATGATGCTGGAAGTCTTCTTCCGGGATCTCGTCTCTTCTCGTCTGGATGAGCCAGTCCGGGGCTACGTCGTCTCCATCCTTGTAGACTACACCACCCAACCCATCTCCAGAGAGCCGCTCTGTCTAAGACTTGGCGACCTCTCTGCGAGACGGGTAGTAGTCCTCAAGGAGGTGGGCGACGAGGCCCTTCTGGTCTCCGGCTTTCTAAGGGGCCCAGATCCAAGGTATTATGCCCAGATCGGGTCCGCGGCCTATGCCGAGCTGTCCAACCGGATCCGGGACCCTCTCTTCCGGCTCATGGCCCACGGGTTCCCCGACATCCAGGGGGCCCTGGCAGAGGTTCGGCGTGAGCTCACCCTCCAGGGGACGGACTACCTGGCCCTGGTAAGGGAAGCCCATCTGGGAGCCTCGGAGAAGGCCTGGAAGCGCCTGGAAAGCCTTGGCCTGGTGCTGCCCTCCTAACCTGCCTATTCTTCTACTCCGAATCGTTTCCCGAAATTCCGACCGAAAACTCGCGTCAACAGGTATTTAGACCTGAAGGGCGTCTCACACAATTGGGACGTCAGCACTTTAGGGAGAACATAGAAGATGGCCGAGACGCTCGATACGGCGCACCTCTTGGCGAACAACTACGAGCCGAAGAGGAAGTTCAGGTGGGTCCTCCAGATCGACGGCATCGATGCGTTCGTCATGAAGACCGCTGCTCGCCCGCAGCAGACGTTCGAAGAGACCGTCATCGACTTCATCAACACGAAGCGGTACGTCTCTGGCAAGGGGGCGTGGAACCCGATCGCGTGCACGATGCACGATCCGATCGCCCCGTCCGCCTCGCAGAAGATCATGGACTGGGTGCGACTCAACTATGAGCCGCTCACCGGACGCATGGGCTACGCGTCCTTCTACAAGAAGGACATCAGCCTCAAGCTCCTGGATCCCCAGGGGACGGTGGTCGAGCTGTGGGACATCACCGGAGCGTGGCCGCAGGACGTGAACTTCGGTGACCTCGACTACGCCTCTTCGGACAACGTGGAAGTAAGCTTCAGCCTCCGATTCGACAACGCGACCCTGCAGTTCTAAAACGAGGGTCAACGACGGTAAGGCACCAGGGGCGGTCCGAAAGGGCCGCCCTTTTTTTTGTGTACTTTTGGTGGGAGTGTGGTATAATTCTATTCACGATGACGATCTCACAACTGCTTCGGAAGATCAGCAAGCTCAAGGGCGAAGTTCAGGAGCAGCGGGCGCGGGCCCAGGCTGCCACGGTCTACAAGGAGAAGGAGCCCCCGGCCTTCTCTTTCGAGGACTCCATGTGCGGCGCAGACCGCGCGGTGGAAGACCTCGTGACCTTCGAGGCGGCCCTCCGTCGGGCCAACTCTCTCACCACGGTGAGCCTGGCCGGTGGGAAGACGATCACCCTCTCCGAGGCGACCTGCCGCCTGCAGGAGCTGAAGGGCCGGATCGCCTGGCTGAAGACGCTGCCGTCGCAGGCGCAGAACAAGCGGTTCGTGGACTCGGTGGAGTACGACACCCTGGCCGAGAAGCCGCACAAGGTCACCACCACGTACGTCTGCCCGTTCCCGGAGGCGATGCGCTCCTCGGCCATCCGGTCCGCGCAGGAGGCGTTCGACAGCCTCAATGATCTCGTAGAAACGGCCAACCACCAGACGGTGGTCGAGCTG